CATTAATCGGTACTGCCCCTCTACTGTATTACATTGTCATACACTGTCAACCTAGGGCAAACCCTAATTTTTGATTGTATTTTCCAATCGGTTTTGATTCTCGATAGCTTTGACCCCCACCCCCTCACCGATTTTTCCCAGCTCTTCCTTGACCCCCCACACCCCATTTTGGCAAGTCGGGACTCCTATTCATTCTATACACTGTATTTTGCACATAGGATCTGCAATTTTTTAACGTAACATAAACGTGTCCTTAACTGCTGTAATGCAACATAAACGTTACATGTAACACCCCCCACCCCCTATTAGGGTTTTCCCTAGATTTGTTTCTTATTCTATACAAAAACACCCCCCTTCGACTTCTAAACGCAACCCCCCGGGGGGTATATATAAAAATTTTTTAGACTTTGTTGCAGTGCAGCATAAAACCATTTAAAATAAAAGTTCCAACAACTAAGGAGCGATCATGGACTTTTTCAAAACCTACCTCGAAACCATCGAAAAGCAGTACGAGTACACCAAGAATGTCTTTGCAACTGCGCAAAAAGAAGTAGAGAAATCAATCGATAACGGGTTCAAGCAGTTAAAAACCCTAGTCAAGTAGTGCCAGGGGCTTCGCGCCCCTAAAAATACAGTAAACTAATCTCGGAAGGCCGGCTGGGCTAGAAGCTCACACCAGTCTTTTCGGATAGATCCTGAAATAATTAGCTGTCTACAGTCTCACGACGCCTTCCACCACTTACTTCTTGAGGGGATTGGCATGGGCGAAAAAACGTTTGTAATCAAAAAAATCGACATTCGTAACAGCGCACACGTTAGTGTGATTAATCACCTGCAAAAAGAAATCCTGCCTAGCGATAACTTGTACAAACCCGATCATGGTCATTGGTGGATTGCCTATACAGAATCTGGAAAACCAGTAGCGTTTGCTGGCTTAGTGCGCTCGATGGTCTGGACCGATACCGGATACTTGTGTAGAGCAGGAGTCTTAGATGATTTCACAGGACATGGGTTACAGAAACGACTAATCCTCGCGCGAGTCAAACAGGCCAAAAAACTAGGATGGAACTGGGTCATTACGGATACAACGGACAACCCTGCTAGTGCAAACTCATTAATCAATGCCGGGTTCAAAATCTACACACCAGGCAACCCCTGGTCTTACAAACATGCCATCTATTGGAAGTACAAAATCCATCACGAGGCAAGACCTAAAAAAGCAAAGAAGAGTGCGTACGCATACGCGTAGTACAACACAATACAAATAGTTATATAATCGCGACAACAGCTACAAACAGCTAAAGGTAAAACGCGATGACAATGATGGTTATTCCTACAGACAAGGATGTGCCTCTAATTCAGGATGTACAAGGGACTCCGGCAGAAATTGCTGCCCGTGCAGATGCTTTCTTTAAAAGCGCAGAAGTAATCCGCGAAGCGGGTGGAGATGTAGAGCCTGACGAAACGGCTAGAGAAGAAGCACGTCAAATTTTTAGTGGTAGCGAGCTAGCGCCACAAGTTCCCAGTTCATCAGCCGTTGCTAGACAGCTAAAAGCCCTCATCACCGAGTATGACCACCAGGTCATCGACTCAAACATTCAAGCACGAAACTATATCGTCAACCGACTCCTAGAGATTTCAGACCCTACGAGTGACACAAAACCGATGGAGCAGCTGCGGGCCTTGGAGCTCATGGGCAAGGTTAGTGAGATTGGGCTGTTTACGGAGCGCCTCGAGGTGAATATCAACAACAAGAGTACCGAGGAGCTTGAGAAAGAACTTGTTGCCACCCTTAGTAAATACATGGGTGTGGTGCAGGTAGTAGAGAGTAAAGAGAGTACCAGTCTAGGCATCGACTTAGATGAGGAGTTAGGTAGGAAACCAAAACTAGAGGAGAAAGAAGATGATGAGTAAACGGGACTATTTGAACGAATTTGCAGAAGGCGCGATGATATTAGAGCCAGATAGCTTTGATGAAGCGATTGTAGGTATTGTTCAGCGGATAGATCGGGACCCAGTGGTGTGCTACAGCGTAGATAAAATCATAAAAGTCCTGACGGAAAGCGGGATGGACGACGATGAAGCCTACGAGTACTACGAGTACAACATTTTAGGGGCCTACATGGGTGAGGGAACCCCGATGTTTTTAGATCCGATACCGGTCTAATGACCCCAAAAACCAAGCTTTCTGACTTTACGGTGGCTGAAATTGAAACAGCCATCAAAAATGCGCCTCCAACGGCCAGATTGCACATCGCCGCACTAAAAAACGAGCTTGCGCTTCGGCTAAAACGGGGAGAATCCGCGACAGATTTTATGAAATTTGTGGAAGAAGTATGGCCAGGCTTCATTCATGGGCGACATCACGAAAAAATGGCACGAGCTTTTGAAAGGGTAGCAAATGGAGATATTAAGCGTCTTATTATTAACATGCCTCCTCGTCATACTAAATCTGAATTTGCTTCTTACCTGCTACCTGCGTGGTTCTTGGGACGATTTCCTCATAAAAAGGTTATCCAAACATCCCACACTGCTGAATTGGCTGTTGGGTTTGGACGAAAAGTCAGAAACTTGGTGGATTCCGAGACCTATAAGCGACTATTTCCGCAAGTTGAACTACAGTCTGACTCTAAAGCTGCTGGGCGGTGGAACACTAACCATGGCGGAGACTATTTTGCTATCGGTGTTGGCGGTGCAGTCACGGGTAAAGGCGCTGACATCCTCATTATCGACGATCCTCACTCAGAACAAGAAGCAACCATAGCCGAAACCAACCCAGAGGTGTACGACAAGACCTACGAATGGTATACATCCGGTCCAAGACAGCGTTTACAGCCTGGTGGTGCCATTGTGATCGTGATGACGCGGTGGTCAAAGAAGGATTTAACGGGTCAGGTGGTCAAAGCGGCGGCGCAGCGACAGGGTGAAGACTGGGAAGTCATTGATTTTCCTGCGATTTTACCCTCGGGAGAGCCCCTGTGGCCTGAGTTTTGGAAACTTGACGAATTAACCGCGCTACGGCAGGAGTTACCGAACTCAAAATGGCAGGCGCAGTACATGCAGCAGCCCACAAGCGACGTCTCGGCGATCATTAAGCGGGAGTGGTGGCAGTGGTGGGAGGACGACAGCCCTCCGTTCTGTGACTTTTTGATTCAATCGTGGGATACGGCGTTCTTAAAGACAGAACGAAGCGACTACAGTGCGTGTACGACGTGGGGGGTATTTTATGCACCAGATACGAACGGTCGGGAGCAAGCTAACATTATTGCCCTCAATGCGTTTAAGAGAAGGATGGAGTTTCCGGAGCTAAAACAACGCGCGTACGAAGAATGGAGAGAATGGGAGCCAGATTCACTGATTGTGGAAGCAAAAGCAGCGGGTTCTCCGTTAATATTCGAGTTAAGAGCGATGGGTATCCCGGTGCAGGAATATACACCATCAAAAGGCAATGATAAGATAGCGAGATTGAACGCTGTCGCAGATATTTTTGCAAGTGGTAGAGTGTGGGTACCAAGAACGCACTGGGCGGAGGAATTAGTCGAGGAAGTAGCCTCGTTCCCGTCTGGAGAGCATGATGACTTGGTGGACTCATTGACCCAGGCATTGCTACGGTTTAGAAGAGGTGGATTTATTCGGTTGGCTTCAGATGAAGAAGATGAACCAAGAGAGTTTAGACGCAAAGTTGCGTATTACTAAGGAAATATTATGGCAATAGAGAAAGCGCTATACCAACTCCCACAAGGAATCGAAGCCTTGGCGGCAGAAGAACCAGAAATTGAGATTGAGATTGAGGATCCTGAGTCGGTAACAATTGGCGTTGATGGGCTAGAGATAGAAATAGAGCCCACTAAAGAAACAGACGAAGATTTTGATGCCAACCTCGCAGAATACATGAGCGAGGGCGAGTTAACTAGTTTAGCCGGCGAATTAATTGGTGATTTTGACTCTGATATTGGCAGTAGAAAAGACTGGATCCAAACATACGTTGATGGCTTAGAGTTACTGGGCCTAAAGATTGAAGAGCGAGCAGAACCTTGGGAAGGTGCGTGTGGTGTATATCATCCGATCCTCTCCGAAGCGCTAGTTAAGTTCCAGTCTGAAACCATGATGTCTACATTCCCCGCAGCGGGACCCGTTAAGACACAGATTATTGGTAAAGAAACCACCGAGAAAAAAGAAGCAGCCGAGCGTGTCAAAGATGACATGAATTACCAGTTAACAGATGTGATGCAGGAGTACAGACCTGAACACGAGAGAATGTTATGGGGCTTGGGCCTTGCAGGTAACGCATTTAAAAAGATTTATATCGACCCGGCACTAGACCGTCAGGTTGCCATGTTTGTTCCCGCAGAAGACATTGTGGTGCCCTATGGCGCCTCTAGTTTAGAGACTGCAGAACGTATTACCCACGTGATGCGTAAGACTGAGAACGAATTAAAGCGACTACAACATGCTGGCTTCTATCGCGATGTAGACTTAGGTGAGCCAAACAACGTCCTTGACGAAGTTGAGAAGAAGATTGCGGAGAAGTTAGGCTTTAAAGCATCAACCGATGACCGCTACAAGATTCTTGAGATGCACGTTGAGTTAGATCTTCTTGGTTACGAGCACAAAGATAAAGACGGAAAAGAAACAGGGATTGCACTGCCATATGTGGTAACTATGGAAAAGGGCAGCAATACTATTTTAGCAATTCGTCGCAATTGGGAGCCAGACGATGAGACACATCAAAAGAGACAGCACTTCGTCCACTACGGTTACATTCCTGGTTTCGGCTTCTATTGTTTTGGTCTCATTCATCTTATTGGGGCTTTTGCTAAGTCTGGTACCTCTATGCTTAGACAGCTTGTCGATGCTGGAACCCTCTCAAATTTGCCGGGCGGCTTTAAGACCCGTGGCTTGCGGATAAGAGGTGACGATACCCCGATTGCTCCTGGAGAGTTTAGAGACGTAGACGTTCCATCCGGAACCATGCGTGACAACATCTTGCCATTGCCTTATAAAGAGCCATCAGTAGTTTTGGCGCAGTTGCTCGATAAAGTAATTCAAGAGGGCCGTGCGTTTGCTTCCGTAAGCGATATGAAGGTTTCTGACATGAGCGCGAATGCGCCTGTTGGTACAACTCTAGCAATTCTGGAAAGAACCTTAAAGGTAATGAGTGCGGTTCAAGCACGTATCCATTACTCAATGAAGCGAGAGTTTAAGCTTCTAAAGAAAATCATTGCGGATTACACCCCAGAAGAATATAGCTATGTACCAGTTGAAGGCTCGCCTCGCGCGAAGAGGTCGGACTATGACAACGTTGAGGTTATACCGGTCTCGGACCCTAATGCAGCAACGATGGCGCAGAAGATTGTTCAGTACCAAGCAGTTCTTCAGTTGGCGCAACAGTCCCCACAAATCTACAATATGCCGCTCTTACATCGTCAGATGCTTGAGGTGCTTGGAATTAGAAACGCGGCAAAGCTGGTCCCTATGGAAGACGACGAGAAACCTACGGATCCGGTTACCGAGAATATGAATGTCTTGCGTGGCAAGCCAGTAAAAGCCTTTATGTATCAGGACCACCAAGCGCATATTCAAGTACATACTACCGCGATGCAAAATCCTAAGATTCAACAGATCTTGGCCATGAACCCACAGATTGCTCAGATGATGCAGGCGGCGATGACTGCCCACATTAACGAGCACGTAGGCATGGAGTATCGCAAACAGATTGAGGCAACTCTTGGAGTTAGTATCCCCACCATTGATGAGGAAGACGACGAGCAAGTATTGCCCAAGAGTGTTGAGGTGGAATTGTCTCGCCTCATGGCCCAGGCTAGCACCAAACTGCTTGGCCAGGCACAGCAAGAAGCTCAAGCGCAGCAGGCGCAACAGCAAGCACAGGACCCACTCATCCAGATGCAGATGCAAGAGCTTCAGATTAAGCAAGCAGAGCAGCAACGTAAAGCAACAAAAGATCAAGTCGACGCAATACTCAAGGCACAACAAATCGCCGTTGATCAAGAGCGTGTGGCCACACAAGCCAAAAACGATGCAGATCGAAACAAGTTTGACGCCTTAAAGACTGCAGCACAAATGCGGGATGAAAAGGAGAAGATGTTTATCCAAGAAGCTTTTGGAGCACTAAGACCTGAAAAGGAAAAGAAACCCAAGAAAGGTGATTAATGGATGTATTTGACGCTCTAGTACAAGAACTAGATAAAGAACTCGTACAAAAACGGGATTGGGTAGCAAACGGACAAGCCAAAGACTTTGCCGACTACCAAAGGATGTGTGGTGAGATACACGGTCTGCTCATCGCGCGGCAAGAAGTATTAGACCTGAAACAAAAGACGGAGCACTCTGATGAGTAATCTAGATTTATCACAAGCAATAGATCTAACAGCAGTATTGAATAAAGAAGCAGAAGAAAAAGCAAAGCAGTTACCAAAACCACAAGGTTATAGAATTCTTTGTGCTATTCCAGAAGTGGAAAAAGAATTTGATAGCGGACTGGCAAAAGCGGATGAAACCCTTCGTTACGACGAGTTGTTGACCACCGTATTGTTTGTTGTGGATTTAGGTCCTGATTGCTACAAAGACCCAGCCCGTTTTCCTAATGGTGCCTGGTGTAAAAAAGGCGATTTTGTCTTAGTACGACCAAACGCAGGTACACGCCTTGTTATCCACGGTCGTGAATTTCGTATTATCAATGATGATTCTGTTGAGGCGGTTGTTGACGATCCTCGTGGAATTAGTCGTAAATTTGTTTAAAGGAGCTAACAAAAATGGCTGAAATGGAAAAAGTAGAATTCGAGTTTCCAGACGAAGCAGAGGCAAAAGGCAAGGAAGAAGCACCCCCTGCCGAAGAGCTGGAAGCTAAAAGTAGTCCCGAAATAGAAATTGAGATTGAAGACGATACCCCACCGGAAGACCGGGGCCGCAAGCCTTTACCCAAAGAACTGGTTGAAAAGCTCGAAGTTGATGAGCTAGACAAGTACAGTTTGGAGGCTAAAGAAAAGCTCGTGCAGATGAAAAAGGTCTGGCATGACGAGCGTCGCCGTGCTGATTCTTCAGATAGAGAGCGCCAAGCGGCTATTGATGCTGCTCAACGTTTGATGGAAGAAAACAAGCGGATTAAGGATTTACTCTCTAACGGGGAAAAAGAATACGTTGCTGCAATGAAAACAGCAGCTGATTTACAGCTAGAAATGGCTAAAAAATCCTATAAAGAGGCATATGAGGGGGGTGATAGCGAAGGCATGATGAATGCCCAGCAGTCTATTACAAACGCCACCCTGCAGCTTGATAGAATAAAAAACTTCAAGATGCCTGCTTTACAAGAGGAAAAAAATGAGGTACAAATCCCTCAACAGGCTGAAAAAGCTCCAGAACCCGACAGAAAGGCTACGGAGTGGCAAGAAAACAACCTTTGGTTTGGTCAAGATGAAGAAATGACTGCAACCGCGCTGGGTTTACATGAAAAACTTAAGCGAAATGGTGTTACTATCGGTTCTGACGAGTATTACAAACGTATTGACGAAACAATGCGTAAACGATTCCCAGAGCAATTTGAGGAACCGGAGGTTGAAAAACCGGCAGCCGAACCTGTCCGGAAACCAAGTAACGTAGTCGCACCTGCAACGCGCAGCACATCCTCCAAACGGATACGGCTGACAAACACACAAGTTGCATTGGCGAAGAAGTTAGGACTAACCCCGGAGCAATATGCTCTTGAAATCAAAAAACTGGAGGCCCTAAATGGCTGAAAAAAGAATTGACCGCGAAGTAGAAACCCGAGCAACCCTAGAGCGCCCCAAGCAGTGGGCTCCCGCAGAGTTGTTACCAGAGCCAGACAAACAGGCTGGGTATGCTTATCGTTGGATTCGTGTTGCATCTTTAAATAGTCCTGACCC